TTAAGTAAAGGTGATGGACTTGGGTTCGACTCCCAACATCTCCACCAAAGTATTTTATATAGAATATTTTTGTGGGGATGACTTGGACTTCGACATTGCTATTGAAAGATTACAAGAGAGGATAGTCCTAAGACTTTAAACTAAAAATAAAAGCAAACTCTAACCAGTACGCTTTAGCAGCTTAAGTTGCTAAGGGGGTTGCCAGTACCTTCTAACCCAAACTGGCACTTACATTAATCAAAAGGTGAACACATGACATACTTCTGTTTCGGTAACGGCAAATCAAGAATAGGTTTAGACCTCGACAAATACAAAGAACACGGTGCTGTGATTGGTTGTAATGCAGTCTATAGAGATTTTACTCCTGACATTTTAGTTGCATTAGATACGGCAATCGCTCATGAAATCTATCGTTCAGGATATGTATTTAAAAATACTGCTCATTTAGGATACTGGACGCCAATACCAATGATGGTCGTTGATGATTTATTAAACTCAGAAACAGGACCTGTATCACTATCACCATCAGATTTAGATTTTACTCATGAGGCAGTCTATCACGGTGATGAAACTGAAAAGGGTATAACCTATGTAACAGGAGTTCTTAGACCTGATAAAGTGATAGACATAGAACCAGGTATAGACGAATTTGCCTATGCAACAGGCACGAGAGCAATCTATTTGGCGTGTGAACTCGGCGCAAAAGAAGTTTATATTATCGGTCATGATTTGTATTCGCCTGACGACAAAGTGAACAACATCTATGCAGGAACTCGTTGTTATGTAGATGTAGATGCGCCATTTAAGAAACCTGATAATCCAGCAAAAGATGATTTAAATCACTGGATTAAACAACATAAGAACACATTCGACACATTTAAAGACACAAAGTTTTACAAAGTAACCCCAAATGCTATTGGGACAAGTCCAATAGATGTTATAATACCAGAGTGGCACGGTTGTAATAATTTAGAATACATTACACAACATTCGCTTGACAAACAATTCAAAGTATAGTATAATAGACCTATGAAAATGATAATCACACCCAATAAGTTTGCATTACTTATTGAAGAAACAGTTAAGACTAAGAAGATGAGTTACATAGATGCCATACTTCACTATTGCGAGAAGAACGGAATCGACCCAAGTGATTCTAAAAAACTAGTAAACAAATCATTAAAAGAGAAAGTTACTTACGAGGCACAAAATCTTAATCTATTGAACATAGATAAAGTGCCACAACTTCCTCTATAAGATAAGGACAATGAATGGTTTCGAAGTATATAAAGTCTATCTGGCAATCAAACTCCATTTCACAAGTAAAAACCAAAGCTATGACTTTCATAAGCACGGCGGACGAACAACTGCACGATTGGAAACATTTACTAAAAGAAGGGATAGGTATTTCTTTCATAAGCTTTCTAAATCTTATAACGATATCACTATTGTTGATTACTTTGTTAGCAACTTTGTTACTAATACTAATCTATGGGTTGGTGACATCATCGGTCACTCTGGTGACGAAAGCTATAAAGAATGGTCGAAACGAATAGAAGCGTTACACTATTATTATGAACAAGATATTGATTACATGATAGAACGAATGACTGCAAATAAAATGAGTTTTGATGATATATTCACATCTGTAAAAGGGCAACACCCACCGATACTCAAGATGGTTTTATCTAAAAAGATAAGTCTTGAAACATTTGTGATACTAGAAGATTTGCTTTCGTTCTCAAAACGATTAAATAAAGATGTTTCAGAAACCGTGTTATGGCCAAAACTATACGAAAGAATAGTGCGATACAGACCTTTTCTCAAATACAATATCACAAAGTATAAAATAACATTAAGAAATAAACTAAAGGAGTTATAATGGCAGAACAACCAGAAGCAACATTACCAGTAACATTAGTGCCTATAATGTTAGGTAACATGATTTTAAAATTCACACTACCTATGGAAATCATTGATAATATTAATATCGCATACGATAAAGCGGTAGACGAATTGCCATTACACAATAAATCACTTGCTGGTAAAATTCTGGAAGAAAAGTTAGTTGATAGTATAATGACTGACTATATGAAAGGTGCTTTTCTTTCTTGTTTTACACAATATACAAAACAAATTCAAAAGCCTTGGTGGGAATTAAAACTACAGGGTGCTTGGATAAATGAAATGAGGTCTAACGAATACAATCCTTTTCACTATCATGTAACAAAAGATTCTGATGTAGGTCTTTCTTCTGTGTTAATGTTAAAACGACCTAGTACTTACGGTGAAGAAGTTACAAATCCAGAGGATCCTTCAAACGGATACTTAGAGTTTGTTGGCGGCAATCAAGACCCACTTGGCATATATCAGTATAGAGTAGATGCACAAGTCGGCGACTTCTTTGTGTTTCCTTACACTATGTTACACGGCGTTTACCCATTTAATGGCACAGAAGAAGCAAGACGAACATTATCTTACAACTGCGATTTACTAAAATTGCCACAGAAATAATGTTTAGATTAATAGGAATCTTTGTTGTAGTTTACTTAACGGTTATGATGATTCCGATAATATTTGGCATGTGTTTAGCTCCTCTATAATTGTGGTGAAAACGCTTGACAAAGGAAAGAAGTTAGTGTATAATATATACATATATCAAGAAACATGCGGAAGTAGTGTAAAAGCAACACGACAGGTTTCCAATCTGTAATCAGAGGTGCGAACCCTCTCTTCCGCTCCAATTTGAGATATATTTTCGTTATAAATATAAAGGTGCGATACATACAGCACAATACAATAAACATACAAATACAATAATACAGGAGAAACAAATATGGCAACAAGCCTATCAGCGTTAAAACGCTCAAACAACTTAGACACTCTTATGGGTGAACTATCAAAAGTTGCAGAACCCCAACGACAAACAAACTCATATCAAGATGATAGATTCTGGAAACCAGAACTAGATAAGTCTGGTAATGGGTATGCTGTTTTTCGTTTTCTACCAGCAGTTCAAGATGAAGATTTGCCATGGGCAAGACTATGGTCTCATGCATTTCAAGGTCCTGGCGGTTGGTTTATTGAAAATAGTTTGACAACACTTAATAAGAAATGTCCTATTAGTGAGTCAAATAGTTTATTATGGAATTCTGGCGTTGAGGCAGATAAAGAAATTGCACGAAAGAGAAAGCGTAAACTTTCTTATACTGCAAACATTATGATTGTGAGTGACCCTAAACATCCTGAAAACGAAGGTCAAATAAAACTATATAAGTTCGGTAAGAAAATCTTTGATAAGATTACTGAAGCGATGAAACCTGAGTTTGAAGATGAAACACCAGTCAACCCATTTGACTTTTGGGAAGGTGCAAACTTTAAACTGAAAATCAGAAAAGTTGATGGTTACTGGAATTATGACAAATCAGAGTTTGACAGTAAGTCTGCTATTGCAGATAATGACGAGTCAATCGAAGAAATATGGAATAAACAATTTCCATTGAAGCCATTTCTTGCAGACGAAAACTTTAAATCATATGATGAATTAAAAGCAAAACTTGATAAAGTTCTATCTGGCGTAAGGAATACTGGTACTGCCGAAGATGTTGCAATCCCACCTGTAACACAGACAGCTGCACCAGTTGTAGAAGAAACAGTAAGTTCCCCGACACCTACTCCAGTTACTACTGCTGATGATGATTCAGACGAAACATTGAGTTATTTCAGTAAGTTAGCGGAAGAGGACGAGTAAACTCTCCACCTGTTTTCACTACTAAAGGGTTAGAATCTTGTGTTCTAACCCTTTTTTTGTCTAAATATTAACACTTATTATGAATGTAGTTTGAGATATCAAAAACAATATAACATAAAAGGAGAAAAATTTATGTGGAAAAATATAACGGATACGATAGGTAATATTACAACGGTTGCTGTACAACTAATTGGTTTATCAGTTGCACTAGAAGTAGTCTTTGGTTCAAATGTGCCATTCTTATCTTTAGGTGTTATTAGTAACATCTCTAGTATAGTCGGTACTTTGGGTAACGAAGGTCTAGTAGGACTAGTTACGATTGCAATTCTATGGTCACTTTGGTCTAAGAAGTAGTAGTCAGTTAATAATCAGAAAGGGGGCTTCGGTCCCCTTTTTTTGTGTCTGGAATCCTTATAAATAGTAGTATGAAAACATTATTACAAATGCTTTTATTGATAGGGTTTAGTACCTCAGCAATATCAAGTAGTTTGACTTTTGACTTTAGTAATCCTGCGTTTAGTGGTATCGGATATTCTAGTCATGTCTT